GCGATGATAACGCACGGAACTTGATCTGCTTCGACAGCCAGGAGCCTAACCAGCAAATGGCCAGAAGTGCCTCCCGTGATGGGCGGCTAGCAACCTTAGATCTTAAGGAAGCTTCAGATCGTGTGTCTAATCAGCTAGTCATTGCGACATTTGATAACTTTCCTACTCTTGGGAGAGCAGTTCAAGCGTCTCGCAGTCGAATGGCTGATGTGCCTGGTCATGGCGTAATCCGCCTGGCCAAGTTCGCATCAATGGGTTCAGGGCTTACTTTTCCGATTGAATCAATGGTGTTTTGCACCTTGATTTTTCTCGGTATAGAGCGAGCCCTCAAACGCCCTCTTACCCGTACTGACATTACGTCGATGTATGGGTCTGTGCGTGTCTACGGGGACGATATTCTTGTCCCTGTAAAATTTGTTGAGAGTGTGATTCAGACACTGGAGGCCTTTGGGGCTTTGGTGAATCGGAACAAGTCTTTCTGGACTGGAAAGTTCAGAGAGTCATGTGGCGGCGATTACTATGACGGTTATTCCGTTAAAGTAGTTCGACTTAAGCACGATCCGATTGAATCACACCGAGATGGTTCGGCAGTTGCCTCCTTTACGAGTTTCAGAAACCAGCTCTATGAGCTGGGTGGATGGGACCGTACCGTGAAGTGGCTTGACTTGCGCGCTAAGCGCATTCTCAAGCACTATCCTTATGTTAAAAAGGATAGTCCTGCTATCGGTCGGTGGCATCATGATGGACGTTTTACAGTCCACCGGATGCATGGCGATCAGCAGCGGCCAATGGTTATGGCCTTTGTTGTTGAACCACGCATACCGTCGAATAAAATCGATGGATATGCGGCCCTCAGAAAAGCGCTTATTAAGCAACCTCTGCCTCTGACAAGAGTAGTAGAGCAAGACGAAAAGCATCTTGAACTATCTGGACAGGCGACAGTTGTCAACACCAAACTGAAGTGGACGTCACCGGTGTAAACTGGTGACGGGCGCGGCGAAAGCCGCAGAGGAGAA